TACCACACTTGTCCTGTCCCCACATAAAATACTTACACATGCCCTGTCTAACACACAGGTATTGCACTGAAATGGTGCAGATTACGTGTTGGTGGTAGGGTATTTTTGTGGGTATTTGTGGGAATGGGTGTAGATGTACCAAAAATATGCACAGTCATGCCCAGATTGGGTACGTTTTGTTGGGTTTATGCGTACCGTAATATGAAATTTTGGTAGGACATTGAACTATTACTTGACAAAATCATAAAACTTGATATAACTAGGTACCTTAGGTGCCTCATAAAACTGCACTTACATATTATACTTATAATATTACACTAATAATATTAAACTTATAATAATAAACTTACAATATTAAACTTAAATAACACACTTACAATACAAACTTACATCTTACACTTAAGTATTACACTTATAACTACTATCCCTGCGTACTTTTCCCTTGCAATAAGGGACATATATGTGGTACAATCACGTACCCTCTGAAGTTTTAAGTTCTCTGTACCCCATTGTCTAAGCTTTTTTAAAGAAATATGTTGACAATGGCAAAAAAATCCATACAACTACGGGAAAACTATTATCTAGATGATTACTATCAAGCTGTCCTTGATGGTAAGCAGGATCTGGTGTATCTGTACCACTCAGATGTGTTCTATGTACGTGCTGCTTTGGAAAGTAAGCTAGGCGTACTGCCTTCATTAAAGGATACTGAAACTGCCATGAAGCTTATGGGCTGGAAAGAGTACAGAAAGAAAAATAAAAAGTAAGGATATCCGTACACATGGCTGATGAATTCCCTGAAAGATATAAAAAGTTAGGTTTCACAGGTTATAACAAACCTAAGAAATCCAACAGACCTGAGAAAAAGGGTATGGTTGTAGCCAAAGAAGGTGACAAAGTTAAGTTGATCCACTTTGGTGACAGCAGCATGGGGCATAACTATAGCCCAGAGGCAAGAAAGAGTTTTAAAGCTAGGCATGCTAAGAACATTGCCAAAGGAAAGATGTCTGCTGCGTACTGGGCAGATAAACAATTGTGGGCTGGATCGGGTGGTTCGGTCAAGCAACCACCTAAATCTCAAAAACATACGAAGGGGAAGTAAAATGGCAGTATCTTCAAAAATGGCTAAGATGTTGAATAGCATGTTTAGCAAAACAAACAAAGAACTTGATGAGATTGTCGGTAAAAAAACTGGCGATAGCATGGAAGGTATCGCTGCTCGTAATGAAATTTCCAGACGCAGTCATAATAGAGAAATTAAACAAGAAAGAAACGCCGAGGTCCGATACTCCTCAAGCGACTTAAAGAAAATGTTTCCCGGAGATAAACCGCCAAGTAAAGATGAACTACGAGAGTTTAGAGAAATTCTTAGGTCTGCCCGGGAAAGTGAATTAGAAAAAGACGAGTTTGAATTTATTGGAGATCGGTTTCCAAAGAAAAAAGAAATGGCTAAAGGCGGCATGGCTAAGAAAAAAATAGCAGCTAAAAAATCATCAGCCAAGAAACCAGCAGTTAAAAAACCTGCAGTAAAGAAACCCGTTAAGAAAGGAAAGTAAAATGGCACTATCAAGTAAGTTAGCCAGTAAGGCTATGGGAGCAATGGAGCGTACCAAGAGGTTCTTAGGTCTTCCCGGCTATGACGAAGCTACTGCAGCAGCCCAGAAAGAAATGGATGACGAGATTGCCCGTCTTAAGAAGTTAGAAAAGTCTAAAGAACTCACCCCCCGTGAAGAAAAGAAACTGGATAACCTTATGAATCGCAAGATGCGTGAAGAAAGTGCAGAGACCGAGAGGGGCATGCCACGTGAGCGTAAAGGTAAACCCCTGACAGAAAAAGAAAAGAAAGATCTGCAAGAGTCTTTAGACTTGGCATACGGCGGTATGGCTAAGAAAAAGAAACCAATGAAGATGGAAAAAGGTGGCTACGCTATGAACATGGAAAAGGGTGGCTACGTCAAGTGCGGTGCTTCCAATCCCCCAGCAGGCGGATCACGGAATAAGTAATCATGGCTAACTATCCTGTCGTACCTCCGATTTACAAAGGTAAAGATACCGGCAAGATGTCACGTGCTGAGTACGAGAAGATGTTACAAGAGTTGGGTATTAATAAAAAAGGTGTAAAGGCTGTAGAGTATCCCGGTGAAGAGCCGGATGACGCAACTGCTGTAAAAAAGAAAATGCAAAAAGGAGGAATGGTGAAAGCATTTAAACCTTGTAAAGGATGTCCGACACCTGCTAAGTGTAAAGCTGCAGGAAAATGTATGGCTAAGAAAGCTGCCAGTGGAATGTTAGTGATTCCAGTGAAAGTAGAGAAATCAAAAGTTAAAAAGAAAGTGAAGAAATAACATGCCCGGACTTAGATCTGTTGATAGTGAAAAGAATCCCGGTTTAGCCAACCTGCCCGAAAGTGTACGCAATAAGATGGGCTTTATGAAAGAAGGAGGCATGGCTAAAAAGACTAAAGCTGAAAAGAAGATCGGCAAAGTCATGACAGAGTTTAAAGAAGGCAAGCTTAAATCTTCTAGCGGTCAGAAGGTAACTAATCAAAAGCAAGCAGTAGCAATTGCTTTATCAGAGGCTGGTAAGTCTAAAAAGATGGCTGTTGGTGGTACAGCAACTAAGTCTAAGGTCAATGAAGCAGGCAACTACACCAAACCCGGGATGAGAAAATCTTTATTTGAAAAGATTAAAGCTGGCAGTAAAGGGGGGGCACCCGGACAGTGGAGTGCCCGTAAGGCACAGATGTTAGCCCGGGAATACAAAGCTAAGGGCGGAGGCTACAAAGATTGAAAGAATCACAAAAGAGTTTAAAGAAATGGACAGAACAGAAGTGGAGAACCAAAAGTGGTAAACCTTCTACGCAAGGACCAAAAGCCACAGGAGAAAGATATTTACCAGAGGCAGCAATCAAAGCTCTGTCTGCTTCTGAGTACGCCTCCACAAGTAAAGCCAAAAGAGCCGGAAAAAAAGCAGGTAAACAATTCGTAAGTCAACCTAAAGAGATTGCAAAGAAAGTAAAGAAGTTTAGAGACTAACATGCCTCAACTAAATTCCATAGGTATAAAGTTTAGAACAGACGGTATAAATGTAACTGCCACATCTGCAGGTGCTAGTGCTCAGGTACTATACACCTGCCCTGCTAATTTTTCTGCAGCAGTTAGATTTCTACACATCTCTTCTGGGACACAGGCAAACAAAAAGATTAGTGTTGAGTATTATAATTTAGAAAGAAATCAGTACGACCATATTTTAAATGGATATGATATGGGTTCTAGTGACTCTTATAATCTTGTGAATGGTGGGTTCTTTTATATGCATGCCGGGGATAAAGTAGTGTGCTACACAGATACTTCTGGCAACTTTGACGTAATGATTTCGGTAGAAGAATTTTTTGATCCGCAGTATAAGACATGAACATAGCAATGTCGCTGTACCTAATTACAGGATGTATGCTAGGACTAGAACATGTACGTGTGGATAATACTCATTATGTGGTTATCGATATACTGTTTGTTCGTTTTACCTTTGAAATAGAAAGTTAAAATGTGGGCAGGGCTATTTCTGGTCTGCTTTATAACTTCTGAATGTGTTGAGGTTACGGAACAAGAAGTTAAACATTATTTTACAAAACAGGAGTGTGAGAAAAAAGCAATTGATTTTGCTAAAAACTTACACATGAAATTATTAGAGGCAGGGCACCTGACACAAGTAGGTTATCGCTGCGAAGAAAGTAAAAAAATACATGGCACGAAATTTAACTGAAAGACAACGCAAGTTCCTAGACGTACTTTTTGAGGAGGCTAACGGCGATGCTGTTACTGCAAAAAGGCTGGCTGGCTATTCAGACAATACGCCTACGGTTGAAATCATTGCTGCAATCAAAGACGAAGTCCTTGAGCGTACTAACTTGTATCTGGCTCGTAACGCTCCTCGTGCTGCTGTGGCTATGGCTGGTGCCATTACTGATCCAACTGAACTCGGCATTAAAGAAAAGATGAATGCAGCCAGAGAGATTCTGGATCGTACAGGTTTAGTAAAAACAGAAAAAGTGCAAGTAGAGGCAACTAACGGATTGATGATCCTACCACCGAAGGATAAGGATTCAGGTGGCGAGGAGTAGTGCAGGAAGGTGGTTGTTACCACAACCTAAAATAGCAGTAAAAGATAGTAACTGGATTCCAGTACCTAAAAACCCCAAAGGAACTGTTAAGACAATTCCCTTTGGCTACAAGCTAAGTGAGGAAACTCCAGATCTGTATGAACCCATACCAGATCAACTAGCAGCACTAGAGAAGGCCCGGAAGCATTTAAAAAGATATACTTCCAGAAAAGTAGCTGCGTGGATAACTAAGATCACTGGTAGATCTATATCACATGATGGGTTACTACAGAGACTGAGGAATGAGCAATACAGAAAAACCAAAGCGGCAACGCTACGATCTTGGGCTAGAAGGTACAAGAAAGCGATCCTTCTCGCTGAAAAGTACGACTACACGTTCGGGGCGAAAAGGAAAAGCATCCTCCAAGAAATCGGAGCAGGAGACTGGGGTGATAGAGACAGAACTTTTGTCAATGTCACAACAGGATCAGATGGAAATAGAATCGTCTACAAACTATGTGGATGTAGATGTGAGCACTGTGGATCTGGCGGAACAGAACATAATCTTCCAGCCAAACCCCGGACCACAGACCCACTTCTTAGCAGCGAATGAAAGAGAAGTACTATACGGAGGGGCAGCAGGTGGAGGCAAGTCATACGCAATGCTTGCAGATCCCTTGCGGTACATGTACCATCCGCAGTTTAGTGGTTTGTTATTGCGACACACCACGGAAGAGTTAAGAGAACTTATTTGGAAAAGCCAAGAGATGTACCCGAAGATTTATCCGGGCATCAAATGGTCAGAAAGAAAGATGCAGTGGGTGGCACCAAGTGGAGCACGGTTGTGGTTCTCTTACTTGGATAGGGACGAAGATGTACTGCGGTATCAAGGTTTAGCATTTAGCTGGGTAGGGTTTGATGAGTTAACGCAATGGCCCACTTCGTTTCCGTGGAATTACATGCGGTCACGTTTGAGGAGCACTGCATCTGACTTGCCTATTTATATGAGGGCAACTACAAACCCCGGTGGACCCGGACATGCTTGGGTAAAAAAGATGTTTGTAGATCCATCTAAACCCGGGAAACCTTTTTGGGCTACGGATATTGATACTGGTGAAACTTTAAGCTACCCAAAAGGACACAGTAAAGAAGGACTGCCGTTATTTAGACGTAGATTTATACCGGCATTATTAACAGATAACCCATATCTTGCTGATCAGGGCGATTATGAAACAATGCTTCTGTCTTTGCCAGAACATCAGCGTAAGCAGTTACTAGAAGGAAACTGGGATGTCTCTGAAGGTGCAGCATTTCCTGAGTTTAACAGGGCAGTACATGTCGTTGACTCTTTTGAGATTCCTAAGAATTGGATCAAGTTTAGAAGTTGCGATTATGGTTATGGTTCCTTTAGTGCTGTTCTCTGGTTTGCGGTAAGCCCAGCAGAACAGATTATTGTTTATAGAGAGTTATACGTAAGCAAAGTTCTAGCAAAAGATCTGGCACAGATGGTGTTAGAGCTAGAACAAAATGACGGTCAGATTAAATATGGTGTGCTGGACTCAAGTTGTTGGCACAAACGAGGAGATACAGGCCCATCACTTGCAGAACAAATGATTATGCAAGGTTGTAGATGGAGGCCATCTGACAGATCTGCTGGCTCACGTGTAGCAGGAAAGAACGAGATACATAGAAGATTACAGGTAGATGAGTTTACGGAAGAACCACGTTTGGTGATCGCAAGCAACTGCACAAACTTAATATCTCAACTACCTATTTTACCGCTGGACAAAGCTAACCCAGAAGACATAGATACAAAAGTTAACTTTGACCATTTATATGATGCACTGCGATACGGCGTAATGAGTAGACCTCGTTTTAGTATTTGGGATTACGATCCTGCTAAAACAAGACCTTCTCATTTTGTCCCCGCTGATCCTACCATGGGGTATTAACTTAGATAATGGCAAACGAAAATTTTATTGAAGGACAAGCCACGGGGCTAGATGACGTATCAGAACAATCACAAGAAGATCTGATTGTTTCTCCCCTGATTAATCATGTCGTTGAGAAGTTTAATAAATCAGAGACAGCACGGCGATGGGACGAACAGCGTTGGATCAGAGCCTACCGTAACTACCGTGGTATCTATGGCCCCGATGTTCAATTTACAGAGGCAGAGAAAAGTAGAGTCTTTGTCAAAGTAACAAAGACAAAAGTACTTGCAGCCTATGGGCAAATAGTAGATGTGTTATTTGCAAATAATACATTTCCCCTAAGTGTTGATCCTACCACTTTGCCAGAGGGCGTAGTTGGAGATGTACACTTTGATCAGAATAAACAGCAAACTCCTAGCCCGGAAGGAATGGAGTCTCCTTACGGATATCGTGGAGATGGAAAAAAGTTGCCTCCCGGATCAACTGTCAATGATTTAATAGATCGTCTTGGTCCACTTAAAGAAGAACTATCAGGTATTGAAAATTTAAAAGAGGGTCCGGGATTAACTGCTACTTCTGTAACCTTTAGCCCCGCAGAAGTTGCGGCTAAAAAGATGCAAAAGAAAATTCATGACCAGCTAGAAGAAAGCAACGCAACAAAACAGTTACGGTCAGCAGCATTTGAATTGTCTTTGTTTGGCACAGGCATTATGAAAGGCCCGTTTGCAACGGATAAAGAGTATCCAAACTGGACAGATACTGGCGAATACAATCCTACAATCAAAACAGTACCCCAGTCTTCCCATGTAAGTGTTTGGAATTTCTATAATGATCCAGATGCAATCAACATGGATGAAGCACAGTACTGTATTGAACGACACAAGCTAAGCCGCAGTCAGTTGCGTAGTCTTAAAAAGCGTCCGATGTTTAGAAAGAATGTAATTGAAGACGTTATTACACAGGGCGAAAACTACGTAAAGAAATACTGGGAAGATGATCTTGCTGATTATCAAACAGAAACAGGTGTAGATCGATTTGAAGTACTGGAGTACTGGGGCGTTGTTGATCGTGAGATGTTAGAGGACAACAAAGTCAAGATTCCAGAGACATTTGAAGATGCAGATGAACTACAAGCAAATATCTGGATTTGCAACAACAGAATTATTCGTTTAGTTCTTAATCCATTTAAACCAACACACATTCCGTACTACGTAGTTCCGTATGAATTAAATCCATACTCCATGTTTGGTATTGGTGTTGCAGAAAACATGGACGATACGCAGACATTGATGAATGGCTTCATGCGTATGGCGGTAGACAATGCTGTTTTGTCAGGTAACTTGGTGTTTGAGGTAGATGAGACTAACCTTGTTCCCGGGCAGGACATGACTATCTACCCCGGTAAAGTCTTCCGCAGACAGGGCGGTGCTCCGGGTCAGGCTATTTTTGGTACAAAGTTTCCCAATGTATCCAATGAAAACCTGCAACTGTTTGATAAGGCCCGTGTGTTGGCAGATGAATCTACTGGCATGCCTTCCTTTGCCCATGGTCAAACCGGAGTGTCTGGCGTAGGACGTACAGCTTCTGGCATCAGCATGCTAATGAATGCTGCTGCTGGTGGTATCAAGACAGTAATTAAAAATATTGATGACTATCTACTTCGTCCCATGGGAGAAGCCTTCTTTGCTTTCAACATGCAGTTTGATTTTGATCCCGAGATCAAAGGCGACTTAGAAGTTAAGGCACGTGGTACCGAAAGCCTAATGGCAAATGAAGTACGTAGCCAGCGGCTTATGCAGTTCTTACAGATTGTTAATAATCCTGCTCTTGCACCTTTCGCAAAATACACTTATATTATTCGTGAGATTGCAAAGTCAATGGATCTTGATCCAGAGAAGGTAACTAACAGTCTTGAAGAAGCGGCACGTCAGGCTATGCTGATTCAACAGAATCAACCTCCACAACCCGCAGCGCCAGCAGCACCACAAGGCGTACCCGGACCTGCAGATACTGCCGGAACAGGCGGAGGTAATATTGGTATAGGACAGGCTCCAGTACCGGGAGAGCAAGGCTTTAGTGCGGCACAAACTCAACCACCACAACCGCCACTACAATAAATGGATAAATTATATCTTACAAAATTAGCTACATTAGTTAATACACAAAAACAATGGGAGGCTTTTAATGAATTACTTGAAGACCGTGTTGGACAGTATCAAAAAGTTTTGGAACAAAGTGTTAGCACAACTGAACTCTATCAAGCACAAGGTGCAATCCAAGTTCTAAGAAAGCTTAAACTTTTACGAGATGAAGTAAATGCAAAGAAATCCTAATCCGTTTCAACCAGCACCCCCGCAACAAGAGTCTGCCCCACCCACAGCACCAGTAATGCCGGGGGCACCGGCACTGCCAACCCCAGTTATTTATGATGGTCAAAGAATGGCAGGTGGTGGATTGTTGCAAGAAGGGGGATCTGTAGATCCTGTATCTGGCAACGAAGTTCCAACCGGATCTTTAAAAGAAGAAGTTCGGGACGATATTCCAGCACAACTAAGTGAGGGAGAGTTTGTATTCCCCGCCGATGTAGTCAGGTTTATTGGTCTTGAAAGACTAATGCAATTGCGCCAAGCAGCAAAAGAAGGTCTATCTAAAATGGAAGCCATGGGTCAGATGGGTAACTCTGACGAAGCTACCATGGATGATACCGGAAAGTTTGAAACCGAAATCGATGACATCATGAAAGAAGTAGAGATGGAATCGGAAGGAGAAGAAAAGGAAGAACCACAAGAAATGCAAGTGGGCGGTATGCCAGAACCTGCTGAACAAAAGCCTATGCAGCAGCAGATGAAACAGGCACTACCGACAAAAGGAAATAAATTAAAACCTCAAGAGATTATTCGTAGGGATTTAGCACGGGATGGTCTTACTGCTGAAGAACAAAAACTAATGAGGCATTTGGCTGCTGCTGTTCGTTTAAAAAAAGCAATCATGCTTCAAGTAAACAACACCATATTTGTAGGAATTAGAGCAAAAGAAGGGGCATTTAAAGTACATCTGTATTCACAAGACTCCCCAAATGTTCTAGCTAATTCTATTAAAGAGGGAGTTGAATATCTTAAAAAAGCAGGAATTAAACAGATTCAATCTATTACCGATAAGTATCAAATTATTTCTCTTCTTCAAACTCTTGGGTACGCTCCGCAAGTAGAAAAAATAGGAAATAAATTTTCATTTGTAATGGAGATTAAATAATGGGCGGCGTACAAGATTTTATTGAAGATGTCGGTGACTCAATTGGAGACATTGTCGAAGGTGTTGGTGACGCAGTTGGTGATTTAGTTAAAGGCGTTGGCAATGTTATTGAAGATGTTGCCGATACTATTTCTGATGCTGGGTCTTGGATTGATGATAACGTAATTCAACCGACACTTGATGACCCACTTAAAACAGTAGCCACTATTGCTGCTGTAGCTACTGGTAACCCACAACTTATTCCTTATATCAATGCTGCGGATGTTGCAATAAAAGGAGGAAGCATTGAAGATATTGGAAAAAGTTATATTCTTTCTGAGGTTGGTGCAGGTGTTGGCAACCAAGTTGGCGGTAGCGTATTTCAAGAAACAGGATCAAGACTTGCAGCAAGTGCTGCATCAGGAGCTACACGTGGTGCCATAAATGCTGCTGGCACTGGGAGAGATCCTTTAGCTGCGGCTATTATTGGAGGAGCAACCTCAGCAACTGGTGAAGCAGTTCGTATGGGTTCAGAAGAATTATTTGGTCCTGCTTCAGAGCAAACAGGATTAGAACGAACAGCGACAGGAATAGCGGGATCGGCAGCAAGAACTTTGGTTGGATCACAACTAGCAGATAATTTATATGACGGTAGAAGCGGAAGTATGTCGGCACCCAGAAGCTTTGTTGGCCCCCGTGTATTGAGTATGGAAGGAGCAGAGCAACCTACATACGAAACTAAAAAGTTTATCAATGACGAAGGTAATGTTCTTTATATTCAGTTTAAAGACGGGGAACCACAACAAATTATTCCTCCGGGGTATAGAGAAGAATCGTTAACTAGTTCGATAATGACAGCTTCTTCTATGCCAGAAGCACCTCCACGAATCGCTGGTATGACAGGAATGGCTATGCCAGCAGCAAAAGGTGGATTAGCAGTAAAGAAAAAGAAAGAAAAGAAACCGACTACCAGCAAGGGACTGGCGGTTAAACAGAAGTAAATCCCTTATTTAACTGGCTACCTAATACCTATAGCTTAGGCTATACCACTGTTAGCCCCAAGGAGATGTGATGAGTGATGTAATTGCAGTTGTAGATAATACGCCCAAAACCGAAGTTATTAAAGGTACGGGGTTTGCAAAGCGGTCTGTTCTAGATGAGCGCATTGCAAAGGAAGAAAAGGAACTTGAAGAACTGAAGAAGGTTCAAACTGCTCCTACAGCAGAAGAGACTTCAGAGGAGGACGAGGAACCAACTTCCGCAGAAGAAAAAAGTTTTAAGAAGCGGTACGGAGATTTACGTAGGCATACCCAAAAGCTTCAAACGGATATGCAAAAGCAAATCGAAGATCTTAAAGCACAACTAGAACAGAGCACTAAAGGGCAGATTAAACTGCCTAAGACTGAAGCAGAACTGGACGCTTGGACTAAAGAGTATCCTGATGTAGCCAAGATTGTAGAAACTATTGCAATCAAGAAAGCACAGGAGCAGTCGGCAGGACTTGAAGATCGACTCAGGAAGATTAACGAGATGCAGGCAGAAACTCTGAAAGAAAAAGCTGAAGCAGAACTGATGCGTTTACATCCAGACTTTGATCAAATCAGAGAGTTAGATGAGTTTCATGAGTGGGTGGAACAGCAACCCAAATGGGTGCAGCAAGCCCTATATGATAATGAAACAGACGCTATTTCTGCTGCTCGGGCTATTGACTTGTATAAGGCGGATAAAGGCATAAGTGCCAAAAAAACCAAGAAGTCAGATGACCGGGAGGCAGCAGCCAGTGTACGTACTAACCGTACTTCTGCCCCAGATCAGACTGGCGAAGCCGGGACAATCCGGGAATCAGAAGTAGAAAAGATGTCCCCCCGGGAGTACGAGGCACGGCAAGAAGAGATCCATGCTGCTATTAAGTCTGGAAAATTTGTGTACGATTTGTCAGGTGCCGCACGATAGGGGCTTGACAAATTTGTAAAACCGAGTATAACTCCGGGTACACGAATGTATTTTTGTTTTAGAGGGTGAACGGGGTAGCTCCCCTTCCGGTACCGTGAATACTGGATAGCCCTGTTTTCATTAAGTTGCCGCTGTGTTACAGCCTACCAACTAAGTTTTTACTTGTAACGCAAAACAACGAACACAGATTTACCTGATGCATTGTCAGCCCGTTATACTAAAGGGGGCACCCTACTGTATAACGCACCTAACAATCTCAGCCTCTAGTGGTAGTGTTTAAGCGTATTAATTTATTCTTAATTCATTATCTCTTAGGAGGAGATTAACCATGGCATTTAAAACCGCTGCCGGTTACGGCAACCTGCCTAATGGTAATTTTAGCCCAGTCATTTACTCGAAGCAGGTACAACTTGCTTTCCGTAGGGCTTCTACCGTTGAGGCAATCACAAACTCCGATTACTTCGGAGAAATCGCAAACTTTGGCGACTCAGTTAAAATCCTGAAAGAGCCTGAAATCACTGTTAAGGACTACGCACGTGGTACACAAATCACTGCTCAAGACCTTGACGATGAGGACTTCACTCTGGTTGTCGATCAGGCAAACTATTTCGCATTCAAAATCGATGACATCGAAGCTGCTCACTCACATGTGAACTTCATGTCGCTGGCATCTGATCGTGCAGCCTATCGTCTGCGTGACCAGTATGATGCTGACGTGCTTGGCTATCTGTGCGGCTTTGAACAGTCTGCTAAGAATGCACAAGCTGGTACAGCACGTACAACTGCTCCCGGAACTAAAGCTGTTTCGTCTGCAGGCTCTGACGAACTGCTGACATCGATGAAGCTTGGTAAAGCAAGCTTTGGTAACATCACAACAGCTAGTGCTACTACTTCTCATTCGATCCCTCTCGCTCCCCGTCTTCCGGGCGCAACAGCACTGCCCACAGCAACAGCATCTCCGCTGATGGTTCTTGCTCGTATGGCTCGTCTGCTGGATACACAGTTTGTTGATACGGCAGGACGTTGGATTGTTATCGATCCGATCTTTTTGGAAGTTCTTAAAGACGAAGATGCTCGTACACTGAACGCTGACTTCGGTGGATCTGGTCTGCAGAATGGTCTGGTTCTGAACAACCTGCACGGGTTCAAAGTCTATGTGTCAAACAGCCTGCCCAAGATTGGTTCAGGCCCGGGCACAAGCGGCTCAGCTAACCAGTCCAGCGACTTTGGCATTATCGTAGCTGGTCACGGTTCTGCTGTTGCTACTGCTCAGCAAATCACCAAGACAGAGAGCTATCGTGATCAAGAAAGCTTCGCTGATATTGTGCGTGGCATGCACCTGTATGGTCGCAAGATTTTGCGTCCTGAGGCACTTGCCGTTGCTCGTTACAACGTGGCTTAAGGAGAAACACTAAATGGCTACCTTTGACTTGACCCTTGGGTCCACCAAGAAAAACAGTGCGGCTGATACTATCGCTGCTCTGCCGGATACTCGCCGCAGTGCTTACATGGTTGAAGCAATTCTTGATATCAGCAAGATTGCTAACTACACATGTGTTGACGGCGATATCTTTCAGCTTCTGGAAGTTCCTGCTGGCACGATGATTATCTCTGCTGGTGCTCAGGTTCTGACAGTCTTTAATGGTACGACTCCTACCGTTGACATTGACTTCGCTGCTGGCGATGACATTGTTGATGGTGGTGACGTAACTGCTACTGGCTATCTGGCTGCTGGTACTAACGGCGGTGCTAACAACACAGCACAAACAACTTTTACCCAGCTTGTTTCTACAACTGATACAATCGATGTTAAATTGATTGCTGCTTCGGCTGACGTAACTTCTGGTGTTCTGCGTGTCTACGCAGTTCTTGTTGATTTGAATAGCGTTGCTTCTTCGGCTGACGAAGTTGATCGTGATCAGCTTGCTTAATAAGTAAGTTGACAAGGGTGACTCCTCACAAGGGGGTCACCCCTTTTTACGTATATGTATTTAAAAGTAAATTAGAGGCACATCAATTTTAAAGGCGAATAATGGCGTACGACTTTCTCGGACTAGTCAATGATGTAAACCACCGACTCAGTGAGGTTGAGTTGACCTCGTCTAATTTTGCTGCTGCCAAAGGTTTTTATAGTCAAGCAAAAGACGCTGTAAATGCCGCATTGCAAGATATTGATCAACAGCAGTTTGAGTGGCCCTTTAATCACGACAGTCAGGAAGTAACTCTGGTAGCTGGAACTACTAGGTACGCTTTTGAAACAGACATGAAGTCTCCAGACATGGAGTCTTTTCGTTTAAAGTGGAGTGATACTTTAAACATTACTACCACTAAACTGCAGTTTATAACTTATGATGAGTATCTCAAAAGATACATAGATCAAGAATACAATACAGATACAAGTATTCGTGGAAAACCTATTTATGTTTTCCGTGCTCCTAATCTTTACTTCGGAGTATCTCCGGCACCGGATGCCGCATATACACTGGTGTATGACTACTATAAAGCAAACATAGCTTTGTCGGCATATTCAGATGCGCCCTCAGTACCTGAGGCATACAGGCATGTGATCATCGATGGTGCAATGTATTACTCATACTTATTCCGTGGTAATACCCAAGATGCAATTGTGGCAAAGGAGAAGTTTAAAGAAGGCGTAAAGAATATGAGAACCATTCTTATTAACAGGAATGATTCGATTAGTTCTACGATGATTAATAAGTCGGAGATTACGTCTTACGTTTATAGGATTGTCTGATGCCTGATCGTTGGTTAACGTATGCCTTCGAGTTTAAGGGCGGCTTAGTAAGTAACCTGTCTCCATTGCAGCAGGGTGTTCAAGCTCCGGGTACGGCACGTGTATTAAGAAACTTTGAACCTTCTATAGAGGGCGGTTACACACGGATTAAGGGTTACGACAAATACGATAGTAACTTTGTTCCTCCTTATGGGACGGTAAAGGTACATGGTTCTGGACAGACTGGGACTACTCTTGTGGTGGGAGATGTGTCTAGTGCTCCACAACAAGGTGATACTTTTACAATCACAGGAGTAACCGGCACATACACAATTGCTACTGGTGGTGTGTCTTACAGTAGCTCTACAAAAAGAGCAACACTAACACTGACTACTAGTCTTGCTAGTAGCCCTGCTGATAAGGCAGCAGTCACTTTTACAAGTGATAGTGGAATTGTAAATGGTATTGCTGCATGGGAAGGCAATGTCATTGCGGTACGTAATAACTGCTTGTATAAATCTACAGGCAGTAACTGGACAAAGATTAATGTACCTTCATACGGCACTGTATTAGTAAACGGTGCCGGTCAGACTGGAGGAACACTCGCAGTAGATGGCCTAACGGCAGTGCCCCAAATTGGGGATACATTTAGTATTGCTGGTATTTCATTGATTTACACAGTTACAGCAGTACCTACTGTGACCAGTGGCGGTGCAACAGTTAGCATTAGCCCTAACTTAGCAAGTAGTCCAGCAGATAACGCAGCAGTTACATTCTTGACGTTGAACAGAGTTAATTCAACCAAGAATAGATTTACAAAGTACAGAATTGGTACATCGGAAAAAATATCTGGGGTAGATTCTACAAACTACCCATTCATTTACGATGGTACAACCTTTACTGCACTTACAACAGCACCATCAGATGTGTTTGCAGCAGAACATGTTGTGTTCTTTAAGAACCAAATGTTTTATGCCAAAGGAGATATTCTAACCTTTACTGCACCATACACGGATTCTGATTTTACTGCAGCTAATGGTGCTGGAAATATTAATGTAGGTGGCAAGATTACTGGATTGATTGTTTTCCGTGAACAGCTAATCATATTCAGTGAAAATAGAATTAATAGGCTTACAGGAAATACACTTGCAGATTATGTACTGCAGCCGATAACTAGAAACATTGGATGTGTTGATAGCGATACCATCCAAGAAGTTGGCAGTGATGTGATGTTCCTTGGGCCAGATGGCTTAAGATTATTAAGTGCTACAGATCGTATTGGTGACTTTGATCTAGCGGTAGTATCTAAAGCAATTCAAAAAGAAGTTACCGAAGTTATTTCTGCCAATACTTCTTTTGCTAGTGTAGTTATTAAAAAGAAATCGCAGTACCGTTTGTTGGGATACAAAGATGCCATTTCAGCATCCACTGCTACCGGGATCTTAGGAACACAGTTAGCAGGACCGGAGGGCAGTTTCTTTGGGTGGGCGGAGCTTCGGGGCATTAAAGCTTATGTCGCTGATAGCGATTATAACGCCAAAGTAGAAACTGTTGTATTTGCAAACGATGACGGGTACGTGTACGAAATGGAGTCAGGTGACTCTTTTGATGGTGCAAATATTCAGGCTGTATTTTATACGCCGTTTGTACCTGCGGGTGACCCACGTATACGTAAAGCTTTTTATAAGTTATTCCTGTACACAGATCCTACAGGAAGCGTTGACGTAGCAGTTAACTTAAAACTAGATTTTGATGATGAAGGATTGATTCAGCCCGATACAATCACTTTATCTAACACTACCGGAACAGTTGGATTTTATGGATCTCCTACCGCCACATACGGCGTAGTGAGATACGGAACAAAATTGAAAAGATTATTTCAAACACAAGTAGTAGGTTCGGGCTTTACAGTGTCGCTGCAGTTTGTGTCAGATAGTGATGATCCTCCTTTCTCTCTTGATGCAGCAACGCTTGAGTTTTCATCTTTCGATAGGCGATAAACCATGGCTGGTTATACCCGTAACGATACACTAAACAATATTGCTGATGGTAACATCATCAATGCGGCTGACCTTGACGGGGAATTTGATGCACTGGTTGCTGCGTTCCATGCAAGCACTGGACACGTTCATGACGGTACTGCCGCCAATGGCGCTCCGATTACACGGCTTGGGCCTGCTCAAGAGTTTGTAGCAAGTGGCAGTTCTTTAACACCTAAAACAGACGATACTTACGATCTTGGTAGCGCCACGTTCCAGTATAAAGATGCTTATATTGATGGCACTGCGTACGTAGATGCAATTGATTTTAATGGTACTGCAATCACAGCAACAGGTACCGAGATCAATTACCTCAGTGGTGTTACTTCTGCAGTACAAACACAGTTAAATAATAAACAGGGACTTGATGCAGAGTTAACAGCAATTGCTGGTTTAACTTCTGCTGCTGACAAGGTTCCGTATTTTACGGGATCTGGTACTGCTGCTGTAGCTGACTTTACTTCTTTTGGAAGAAGCTTAGTTGATGACGCTGATGCTTCTGCAGCACGTACCACTCTTGGGTTGGTGATTGGAACAAATGTACAAGCTTACGATCCTGAGCTTGCTGCTATTGCTGGTTTAACTTCAGCAGCAGATAAGGTACCTTACTTTACAGGTTCAGGTACAGCAGCGGTAGCTGACTTTACTTCGTTTGGTCGAAGCCTCGTAGATGATGCTGATGCTTCTGCTGCACGTACTACACTTGGCTTGGGTACAATTGCTACGCAAGCAGCAAACAACGTCAATATCTCTGGTGGTTCTATCACTGGCATTACTGACTTAGCAATTGCAGATGGCGGTACTGGAGCTTCTACTGCCAATTCAGCATTAAATAATCTGCTGCCCTCACAATCAACAAATGCAGGCAAGTATCTTGTAACAGACGGAACAAATACTTCTTGGGACCAGATTAATATTAGCACATCTGATATTACTGGCACCCTGCCAATTGCTAATGGAGGTACAGGTTCTACTACAGCATCCGGTGCTAGGACAGCGTTGGGTCTTGCAATTGGCACAGATGTACAAGCGTATGATCCGCAGTTAGCTGACGTTGCTGGATTAACACCAACAGATAACGGTGTTATTATTGGTAACGGTACTAACTTTGTTGTTGAATCTGGAGCAACTCTTAAAACCTCTCTTGGTCTTACTATTGGTACCGATGTCCAAGCCTACGATGCACAACTGGCTGACATTGCTGGCCTAACACCAACAGATAATGGTGTCATTATTGGTGATGGTACCAATTTTGTTGTTGAATCTGGAGCAACTCTTAAAACATCTCTTGGTCTTACAATCGGCACTGATGTACAGGCATACGATAGCAACCTAACTAGTTTTGTAAATGCCTTTACTTTGCCCACAGTAGATGGTGCGGCAGATCAGGTATTAAAAACAAATGGATCTGGAACACTGTCATTTACGACAGTTACTTCGGGAGATCCTGCAGGTACAGCAGTTGCTTTAGCAATTGCTCTGGGGTAAGTAAAGGAAAATAAATGGCAAATACATTTACATCTTATGTAAACAAAGACGTAGGTACATCTGCTGCTACTGTAGTCACAGTAGGTGCTTCTACACAAACAACTGTGATTGGCATGACAGCGTCTAACACTACTGCTTCTTCGGTCACTGTAGATGTTTACATTACAAGATCGGCAGTAAATTATTACATTATTAAAGGTGCTACTGTGCCATCGGGAGGATCACTAGTGGTTGTTGGGGGTGATCAGAAAGTTGTTCTTATTACTTCTGATGCGTTAAAGATTGTATCTTCAGCAGCTACCTCTATTGATGCTGTTACTTCTGTATTGGAGATCACGTAATGTCTTTCGACACTTCGTACTTAAATGCTTACATTGGCAACAATCCTGCCAATGGTGGTGGTGCATTAATTCCAAATAAAACTACAGCAAGTTCAAGCTATGAGATTATTAGTGGATCAAATGCCTTAGCTGTGGGACCAGTAACAGTATCTTCTGGCGTTTCGATCATTGTTAATTCTGGACAAAGGTGGGTAGTACTATGAGTAATATTGTCGTTAATCCAAATGCAAGCGGCACTGGCACATTAACACTTACTTCGCCAAACACAAACAGTAATTATACAATTACTATACCTGCTGCAACATTAACTATTGCAGGAACGGACGCTGCTCAAACTTTTAGTGCTGCTCAGACTTTTGATTCTGGTAATCTAAAACTTTCTGGTTCCTCTAGCGGCACAGCAACCCTTAACGCTCCTGCTGCAGCATCTACTTATACTTATACTTTACCGGCGGCGACTACGGATATTGCTGGTATTGCGATTGTCCAGACCTTTACCAAGGGCCAGCGTGGAGCCATCGTCACCCTAACAGACGGTGCTACTGTAACCCCAGACATGGCTGACGGTAATAACTTTACTCTGACCCTAGGCGGCAATAGAACCCTTGCCAATCCCTCTAATTTGACCGCAGGACAGTCTGGTTCGATCTTCCTAGTACAAGACGGCACAGGATCACGGACGCTTGCCTACGGGTCATATTATGACTTTGCGGGAGGGACAGCCCCAACGCTGACCACTACTGCCAGCGCCGTGGATCGGATAGATTATGTGGTTCGGTCTACAACCTCCATTCATTGCGTGTTTACGGCGAACTACTCATGAGCATTATTAAATCTCATACGATTATCGGCTCTGGTGGGCAGTCCACCGTCTACAAGATCGAGCGCAGCCTGCGGTTTAACTCTGCGGATAGTGCGTATCTGAACAGGACTCCTGCGTCTGCTGGTAACAGAAAGACATGGACTTGGAGTGGGTGGATAAAGAAAACTAAAAATGTTGATGATTATCCGCCACTATTTAATGCGGGACAAAGTGCGCCGGATGTTGTTTTGAGATTTGACGGCGGTGGAACATATCCCGACACACTAAGCGCAACCTTAGAAAATGGCGGTGGAGTTAATGCCAAACTTGAAACTACACAAGTATTTCGTGATGTTGGTGCTTGGTATCATATTGTTTGGGCGATAGATACAACTCAAGCAACAGCCAATAATAGACAAAGGTTATATGTCA